TTACATGGAGATCAGGCCATGACCCTGCAAAGCCGCCAATATCGCGGCAATTGCGCCACGACTCTCGCTATCGACGGTCGTTCCACCGGTTGGCCCGGTGATCGCGGGCTGGCGCGCGCCGACAATCTGCAGGCCAGCGACATAAAATCCTTCGCTGCGCACCGCATCATCCCGCCATGCCGTACCGTCATGCACCATGGCATGGCCGCGATCCGCCACCGCCAGCCGCAATCCGGCCTTCGGCACAACGAAGCGCCAGCCCCCATCCGGCCAGCCGGCAACATGCTCCTCCCGCCCGGCCCAGGCACCGCTCGCCCCCGCCGCCACGATCCAGCATTGCCCGGCAACCAGCGCCGTCGGCGGCACGGCCAGGTCGGCGCTTTCCGCCACCCCGTGCAACAGCATGTCGATCCGCGCCAGCGCTTCATTATGCATCATTTCCTTCTGCGCCTGCCCGGCATGGAGCAGCGGCAGCGCCCAGCGATCACTCGTCTCGTTCGTCATCCTCGCCTCCTCACAGCAGCATCTCGATCATCCCCGGCCGCCCCAGCGCCCGCGTGCCGATCTGCCGCACGTCCATGGTCAGCGGCCCGCTCGCGCCATCCATCGCGATCATCGCCGCATCATAGCTCCAGACCGGTTCCACCACCTCGGCCCGCCGGACCAGCCGGTCGCCATCCAGCACCTCCACCGCATAGCGCTCGCTTTCCTCGGCCAATGGCACGTCGCCACCGCTGCTCCAGCGCCACCCCGCCCGGCTGCGCCGGGTCCAGCCGATCCGCCATCCGCCTGCCCCGTCCGGCGCCGCATTCAGATGCACCGGCGCCGGCGGCACCAGCGCCGCGCCGCCGATCATGATTTCCGCCGTCGCGGGTTCCACGTCACCGATGCCGATCGCCAGCAGGTGCATCGCCGCGCCGACATCCCCCTCCATCCCCGCCATCGCCAGCGGATCGACCAGCCGGTCCGCCTCGATCAGCAGGAAGGGCGTGCCTGCCCCCTGCCCCGCCATCGCCCATTCCGTGCCGCGCAGCCCGCGCCGCAGTGCCTCCAGTCGATAGCTGGCCGGCCCGGTGCGCACTGCCCGGCCGAACTGGATCAGTTCCTGCCCCACCAGGCACAGATTGCGCCCCTGCGCCAAGGCCGCGCCATCCGCGCTCGCCAGTTCCATATCCTCGGCCAGCAATGTCACCAACAGATTGTTCACCATGTCGAGCAGCAGCGTGCTGCCCGGCGGCAAGGTGGCGTCGATCTGCCCCATCACAGCGCGCGGCGCCGTCCGCCCGATAGGCTTGGCAGTCCCGCCCGCATCCAGCGCATAGAGCGCCGCGCTGCGCCAGCCCGGCCCGCCGCTCGCCGCTCGCCGCCGCCACCAGTTCCGGCCCGTTCGCCACGCCGTCGGTCAGGCGCGGCAGGTCCGCCAGCATCAGCCGGGTGGGACCATGCGGCGCATCCACCTGCCGCACGATCTGGCCGCCGACACGCTGACCGACCGCACCCCCGCGCCCGACAGCAGCTCGCGCCAGCCGCCCGAATTCTTGCTGGTAATGTTGACCGCCTCGCCATTCACCGACAGCTGGGTGGTGCGCATCCCGGCCACCGTCTCATATGCTGCCGGGACGTTGCCATTTCCCACCTTCAACAGAAACGCACTTCCTTTTTCGACGCCCATGGCGCATTTTCCCGTCAGACAAAGCGTTCTAAAACGCGGATTAAAGGAGAGGTCTGATGCTCGTGGTTGCTCCCCTTCTGATGATGCTCGCGGCCGCGCCGTCGGCCGACGCCATCGGCGCCGCCCGCAAGGCTTTTGCCGGCTGCCTCTCGGCCCAGGTCCAGCCCTCGCTCGACAAGAAGGTGCCGCTCGGCGAATTTCAGGGTCAGTTGAAGACGACCTGCGCCGACAAGGAGGCGGCCTTCCGCGCCGCGATCCTCGCGCAGGACAAGGCCGACGGCATGTCGGACAAGGATGCGCAGGCCGATGCCGACGATCAGGTGTCCGAATATGTCGACAAGATCGTCGGCGAATATGAGGAATATAATAAGCCCGGCACCTGATCAGGTGCCGATAGCCTCGCGCACCACGCGAATGCGGTAATCCGCCAACGCCAGCCAGCCGCCTTCGCCGCGCGCGCCCGTCCGGGCGATCCGCGACCGCAACAGGCTGGCGGTGACGATCCGCCAGCCGCTCGCCTGCGCCAGGCGGATGACCGGGTCGATCCGCGCCAGCAGCTCGCCCAGCCGCCCGGCCGTCTCCGCCATGTCATGCAGGCTGATCGACAGGCGCAGCTCGCGCCCCTCGACATCCTTCGCGCCCCAGTCGCTGCCCAGGCATTCGCCGACCACGCCATAGGGCGCGCTCGCCCGCGCCGGCATGCCGTCGAACAGGCCGTTCAGCCGATCCATCAGGCCGCTGTCGGCCTTCAGCGCCGCGATCACCGCGCTGCGTATCGCCACCTCCGCGCTCATGTCCTGCTCCTTCCCGCCTCCCGCAGGCTGAGGTCCGCCATCCAGCGCGCCTTCAGCCCCGGCGCCGACGCCCGCACCGCCTCACCCTCGATCGTCGCCGCCACGCCCTGCGCGTCCAGCGCATCGACAATCGCCGCCCGCCGCCGCGCCGCCCGTTCCTCCATCCGCCGCGTCAGCGTCATCCGCATGACATCGCCGGTCACGAGAGCCGCATCCGCCGCCACGGCCGCCACAGCGCGCTCACCACCGCCGGCGGCGCCGCACCCTCGTCACCGCGCGCGACGAAATGCTCCGCCGCCAGCCGCACGATCCCCTGGCGCAGCGATTCAGCGACGCCATTCAGGTCCGTCGCCATCCCGGCCTGATAGTCCACCGCCAGCCGGTCCCCCGGCCGCACCGCCCGCACCCAGCCATCGCCCGACGCATCGATGTCGATCGCATAGGCCTCGACCGGCAGCGGCGTGACCGCCCCCGCATCGTCCACCGCCGCGACGGCCCCGATCGCCACCACCGGCCGCGCCGCCAGCCGATGCCAGCGCCCATCCGCCGGCACCGTCTCGCGCGCGCCGCGCCGGATCAGCCACTGGCCGACAAATTGCTCGCACAGCGCCGCCGCACTCCGCAGCAATCCCGCCAGCACCGCATCCTCGCCATCGCTCTCGATCCGCAGATAGGCTTTCAGCTCCGCCATCGACGCCGCCAGCTCCGCGTCGTTCTCCGTTTGCGTCAGCACCTGCGCCCCCCCCCCCAAAAAAAAAACAACAGCCCTCAAATGCAAAATGGGGGAGGGCACACGCCCTCCCCCTCCCACCCGTTACGAAGCGGCGAACTTCATCAATTTGATCGCCTCGCTGCTCGCCACTGCGCCACCGATCCGCTTGACCGCGTAGAAATGGATGATCGGCTTGTTACTGAACGGATCGCGCAGGATGCTGGTGTCGCTGCGTTCGGCGACGACATAGCCGGCCTGGAAATTGCCGAAGGCGATCGACAGGCTGTTTGCGGCAATATCGGGCATGTCCTCCGCCTCGACCACCGGATAGCCCAGCAGGGTAGCGGGCTTCCCCGCCGCCATCCCCGGCCGCGCCAGCATCTCCTCTTTCATGGCCCCACCTTCCCTTGGGCGCCGCGCGCCCCTATCTGGGCCCGCATGAAGCGCACCCCTCGCAAATTGCTGATCGCCCTCGTCATCCTCGCGCTCGGCCTCATCGCCTGGCATTTCGGCCTGTTCCGCGCCGGCGACTGCCTATTGCAGGGCGGCAGCTGGAACATGGACAACGGCTTCTGCCGCCTCGACAGCCTCGCCCGGCCCCTGTGAAGCGGGCGCTGCTTGCCGCGCTGCTGGCCCTGATCGCCGCCGCCCTCTGCCTCTGGCAAAGCGACTGGCTCGCCCAGGATCGCTGCCTCGACAGCGGCTGCCGCTGGACTGCACAGGGCAGTTGCCAGCGCTAGAAGAAAGACAAACAGGGTTCACGCGGAGCCGCGAAGACGCGGAGAAGAGAAAAGGCCGCCGCAGGCGGCAGCACAAAAATCTCCGCGCCTCCGCGTCTCCGCGCGAACCTCAAATGCCCAGCATCGCCTTCTTCTCTTCCGCAGAGAGGGAGTCCGCCCCCGCCACCCGCTCCCACAGCGCCGCGCGCTCGTCCGACAGCGCCGGCACCGCGTCCAGATCCGGCGCCAGGCTCAGCCCCGGCCACCAGCCCTGCAATCCCTGCGCCAGCCCCGCGCCGATCTTCCCCACCAAAGGCAGGATCGTCTGCCGCCACAGCGCCTTGTTCGCCTCGCGATAATTGGCGTACGCATTGTCGCCCGGCAGCCCCATCAGCATCGGCGGCACGCCAAAGGCCAGCGCGATCTCGCGCGCCGCCGCCGCCTTCAATCCGACAAAGTCCATCTCGGCCGGCGACAGGCTCATCGCCCGCCAGTCGAGCCCGCCCTCCAGCAGCATCGGCCGCCCGGCATTGGCCGCGCCGCTGAACGCCGCCTCCATCTCGCGCCGCACCCGCTCAAACTGTTCCGGGCTCAGCACCGATCCGTCGCCCGGCGCATAGACCATCGCGCCCGAAGGCCGCGCCGCATTGTCGAGCAGCGCCTTGTTCCACACCGTGGCGGCATTGTGGATCGCCACCGCCCCCGCCGCCGCGCCGACACAGCCGAGGCCATAATGATCGTCGAGCGGATGGAGCGCGCGGATATGGAGCAGGCTGGTCCGCCCGGCGCCATCCTCGGGCGACAGCCGGGTCACACTCTCGCCCACGCGATAGAGATAGGCCGCCGGCCAGCCGCGCGCATCCGCCTCCACGCTCACCCGCTCGGGCCGCAGCGCGAACAGCTCGGCCGGCATCCCGTCCGCGCCCGCAATCACCTGGACATAGCCATTGCCGTGCAGCAGCACATGGCTGGCCAGCGTCTCGATCAGGCCCTGCCCCGCCGACGCCCGCGCCACCAGCCCCCCGACCCGCGCCGCCGCACCATCCACCCCGCCGACCTTCCACGCGCACGCCCCGGCCCCTTCGGACACCAGCCGCATCGCCCGCTGCGCCACCGGATTGCCGATCACCCCGGCGCGCAGCTGCGCCTCATAGCTGGCCGGCCATTCCCCCAGCGCAACCGCGCCCGATCCCCAGGCCCGCGCCAGCACCGGCCGCCCGGCTTCTCCCGCCGCCGCCTTCATCCCGAACCATTTCAT